ACGCAGAACGCAAACTGGCAAAATATCGGTAACACGCAAACAGCAGGTTGGGCTGCTGTTGCAACGAACTAGGAGCATTTAAATGGCAGCAACGACGACTCTTTTGGGTTTAGTTACCCCCACACAGGGAACACTCTCGGGTACGTGGGGTGACACCGTCAACTACGGTATTTCTGACTACGTGGATATTGCCATTGCAGGCACATTATCTTTTGCAGGCGATGGCGCTATTACTCTGGCTAACACTTTGGGTAGTGCGTCGGGTAACGGATTTACTACTACAACAGCGCAGTACATGGTGATTCGTGTCACCGGCACGCTGACAACCCCCAAAATAATTACAGGCCCAAGCTATAGCAAGCTGTACATGGTGGACAACTCTGCTACCGGTAGCACGGTAACTTTTAAAGCAGCGGGTCAATCTGGTATATCAGTTGCTGTAGGTGAGAAATGTTTTGTGTACTACAACGGCACAGATTACGTCAAAGTATCTTCTAGCGTCGCTGATGGCGTCACAACAATTGACTTTGGCTCTACAGGCTTAACACCTAATACCGCTACATCTGGCGCGGTTTCTGTTGCTGGTACGTTGGCTGTGGCCAATGGGGGTACGGGTATTACCAGCTTTGGTTCTGGCATTGCTACTTTTTTGGGCACACCCTCTAGCGCTAATTTAGCGGCTGCGTTGACCGATGAAACAGGTTCTGGCTCCGCAGTTTTTGCAACTTCTCCAACCTTGGTGACACCTAATTTGGGAACACCTACTACTTTAGTTTTGTCATCAGCAACTGGCCTGCCTTTAAGTTCTGGTGTGACAGGAATTTTGCCAGTTGCCAACGGCGGTACGGCTACTGCTACTCCTGCGCTTGTTCAAGGCACTGGCGTAACCATTACAGGCACATGGCCTAACCAAACGATTAACGCTACAGGAACTGGCGGTACAGTTACAAGCGTAGACGTATCCGGGGGAACTACAGGTTTGACCACGTCTGGTGGCCCAATTTCCACGTCTGGAACAATCACATTGGCGGGTACTTTGGCTGTTGCCAACGGCGGCACAGGTATAACATCTCTCGGCGCAGGTGTTGCTACATTCCTTGGCACACCATCTTCTGCAAACTTAGCCTCCGCAGTTACAGATGAAACAGGCTCTGGCTCTCTTGTTTTTGCTACAAGCCCAACTTTAGTAACGCCATTGCTTGGTACGCCCACAAGCGGCGTACTTTCAGCTTGCACAGTTGATGGAACTGACGCTGTAGGTTTTAGAAACATCCCGCAAAATAGTCAATCTGCGGCTTACACATTGGTTTTGGCTGATGCAGGCAAACACATCTTTCACCCAGTGGGTGACAACAACGCAAGGACATTTACGATCCCTGCCAACAGCTCTGTGGCCTATCCCATCGGTACGGCTATCACATTCATCAACATGGCCGTGGCAAACGTCACGATTGCCATTACGACAGACACATTGACTTTATCCCCTGCAGGTACAACAGGTTCACGAACCTTGGCGACAAACGGGTCAGCAACCTGCATTAAGATCACCTCAACATCTTGGTTAATTTCAGGGAGCGGATTAACATGAGCGGCGCACTACAAGCGGTATTTCAAAATCAAAGGTCATTTGGGCCGCCTCCCGGCTCGCAGTCTTTCCTTACTGCTGGCACTTACACATGGGTTGCGCCTAGTGGCATAACTTCCGTTTCTGTTGTAGCTGTTGGTGCTGGCGGAACAGCTTCTGGTTTTCCCATATCTTGCTGCGTTACAGTTTACCCCGGGGGTGGTGGCGGTGCGTTAGCATATGTAAGTAATACCGCAGTAACTCCCGGCGGTTCATACAGTGTTGTTGTGAGTGAGAATAACCCCTCGAGGAATGGCGCACCTAGTTCTTTTAACGGCTGTACTGTTAAAGCAGGTAACGGAGGAAAAGCTACATCTGGCGCGGCTGGTTTACCCGGAACAGTTATGGCTGGAACTGGTGGAAGTGGCGGATCGGGGGGCTATGCAGCAGCTAATACGCAAGGTTCTGGCGGCGGTGCTGGAGGATATTCTGGGGCGGGTGGTAGCGGTGGCAATACTTTTTCTGGTGGAAGTGGCGGTGCTGCTGCTTCTGGTCAAAATGGTGGTAGTGGTATATATAACGGAGGCGGTGTTGGGTTATTTGGTGAAGGAGCTTCTGGAACAAGCGCTGGTCAAGGCGGAAGTGGAGGAACAAACGGTACTAATAATCTTGGCGGAGAATATGGTGGAGGCGCGGGTAATGGCCAGCCGTCCAACGGTGCGGTACGTATTGTTTGGCCCGGTAGCACTCGTCAATTTCCAAACACTTGTGTTGGCGCACCTTAATTTTTTGGGTACAAATAATGGAACTTTTTATTCGTATCAAAGACGGTCAGCCATTTGAGCACCCAATTTTGGGGAATAACTTCCGTCAGGCATTTCCTGATATAGATACTAACAACTTACCTGTTGAGTTTGCCCGATTTGAACGCGTTGAGCGCCCTGTGTTGGGTGAGTATGAAGTCATGGAGTTTGAAACCCCCACTTACGAGTTGGTTGACGGTGTATACAAAGACGTATGGCACAAACGTGATATGACTGCGGAAGAGAAGACAGCCAAGCAACAGGCGGTTATTACTTCGTTTAACACTCGTGAGCAAATTGAAAACTGGTCTGCTTGGGTATTTAATGAAGCTACTTGCACAATGATTCCTCCAATTCCACGCCCTAAACCAGATCAGGAAAAACTTGACGCTAATATTATGACTGTGTGGTGCGGCGCAGACAACAACTGGAAAGACACCCCACCTCGCCCCGAAGGACAGTACAAGTTTGATTTCTTTGCTTGGCAGTGGGTTCAAATTACACCATGAGCAAAGTAGTTAAAAAAGCAAAAGTATGCAAAGCTGCCGAGTCAGTAGCTGAAGTAGTTAAGAACACACAGCTTCAAGTTGCATACCATTTCCCCTGCCCAATCTACATCATTGAGCGCCCTGACTTTTTAGAGGTGGTTAACACTGTCTCTGAGGAAGCTTTAGAAGTACAGCGCAAAGAGCGTGATTTAAACGAAATTTATCCTGTGTACATGACGGGCAACTACTTTGGCGATCCGCGCATGGCTGGCTTCTCAGAGTTTGTTGGTTCCACAGCTTGGAATATCTTAAATGAGCAGGGCTTTGCAATGGGAGATAAAGCCGTTCAATTTACAGAAATGTGGACACAAGAGCACCACAAGCACTCCGCAATGGACGCACATGTCCACGGCTACGGCTCACAGATTATAGGCTTTTACTTCCTTGAGACACCGGAAGGCGGCTCTAACGTAGTGTTCCATGACCCCCGCGCAGGCAAGGTGCAGATTGATCTGCCAGAGCAAGACATGAACGCGGCTACACCTGCCAGCAAAATGATTAACTTCACACCCAAGCCCGGCATGATGATCTTTGCAAACTCATGGTTGATGCACTCATTCACACGCCATGCGGCTGACTTGCCAATTAAATTTGTGCATTTCAACTTAACAGTGATCCCTGCCCCACAACAAGCTTGCCCAGCACCCGCTGAAGTAATATGAATAAGTACCAGATCAGGTTTAACAAAAGCCGTGGGCAAGAAGGCCGTGGTTCAATGGATCATGTCTGGCGCGTGTTCGAAAACGGTAAAGAGTTTTTGTTCAAGAATCTGGACATTACGACCCCCATTAAAAGCGAAAAAGACGTTAATGGGCAAGACTACAACATCACTTGCCAAGGCTACATGACAATTGATCGAGACACATCGACAGCAGTCATAACAGCCAAAGTCAAGAAGAAAATACCAGAGCCAGCATAATGAAAGACTGGGCTGAAGCAATTATTGCGGCGGCCTGTATAGTGGCCTTCGTTATCTTCGGTACGTACATGATTGCATGGAGTTGGTCGTGATGTATGAAGTGGCTGTTGGTGATCTTTATGCTAGTGCCGCAAACGTCTAGTCAAAAGAAGAAAGATGAATACCGCTGTGTGCGCTGGGCTTGGACAGGAGATGTGTATAACCGCAAAGTAGTATGCCTTGAGTGGCAAAAGGTTGAACGGAAATGATTGATCCGATCACGGCGCTAGAAGGATTGCAAACTGCAATCAGTGTCGTTAAAAAAGCGAGCAAAGTCGCTAGTGATCTAGCAGGTCTAACGCCGTCAATAGCCAAGCTTTTTGATGCAAAGAGCACCGCTACAAAAGCCATGCTTCAGGCCAAGCGTACAGGGGGTAAGTCTAACCTTGGTGCGGCGCTACAAATTGAGATGGCTTTGGATGAAGCCAAGCGGTTTGAAGAGCAGTTAAAAATGTTGTTCATGCAAGCTGGGCGCATAGACGTATGGAATGCAACAAAAGCTCGCCAAGCTGAAATGGACAGGGATGATGCCAAAGAGATGGCGGCCTTACACGCTGAAGAGAAAAGGCGCAAAGAGGCTGAAGCCGAACAAATGCAGTGGGCGGCTGCCATTGTGATTATTGTGATGTTCTTGGGTGCAGTGGGCTGGGGAATCAATGAAATTACCGAACTGTGCGCTAAAACAAAGTGTGGTCGATGAATGAGTACCAGAAGCAATTTGACCTTTTCCTTAAAGTCTTTGTGCGGTTGTGCATTGCTTGGTGGGTGCTTGGACTGCTCCGCTTCCTGCCGGATGAGTTGGCGGGAAAAATTGTCGATAAACTACTTGGAATGATTGGACTATGAGCGAACCAAACGAAAAACATGCTTTGATTGAAAAGGTGGCGTTTGCTATCCTGCCAATTCTGTTCACTTGTGTTGTGTATCTAATGAATTCACTTTCCCACTTGTCGCATGAAGTGACTGTGCTAAACAACAAGATTAGTTTGGTTGTTACTTCAGACAACAAACAAGCTACCAATACGGGAGCAGAACTAGCCCGTGAGAAGCTACGTCAGGATTTGGAAAAAGAAATCCAAAAGAACCGTGATGACATCATGCACAACCGGCAAGACATTGCCGTTATCTACGAAAAACTGGGGAAAAAATAATGCTTTCACTATTTTCAACACTTGGCGGTCTGCTCATATCAGGCTTACCCAAACTACTCGACTTCTTCCAAAACAAGGCTGACCAGAGGCATGAGTTGGCTCTTGCCCGTGTGCAGGTGGAGTTGCAACTTCAGATGATGGCGCAGGGCTTTGCGGCTCAAGAACGCATGGAAGAGATTCGCACCGATCAAATTGCTATGGAAACAGACGCGCAGATGACTGTGGCGGCCTACGACCATGACAAGAAGATTATGGACAACGCCAGCCGTTGGGTGGTCAACTTTGTAGGTACTGTGCGCCCAATGGTCACCTATATCTTTGTGCTTGAACTATGCGCTATCAATGCTTGGATTGCCTATTACGTCTACAGCAACCCACGACTTGTCTTGAGCATGGAAGACTTGATCCGCCTGTCTGACATCATCTTCTCCACAGATGAGATGGCCATGCTTGGAGGCATCATTGGTTTCTGGTTTGGTTCACGTAGCTGGAGCAAGAAATGAAATTGGGTAAAGCTGGCGCTGATCTGATGCACCAGTGGGAGGGGTATCGCACTAAGCCGTACCTCTGCCCAGCCCATATTTGGACAATTGGTTATGGGCATGTCTTGTATCAAGATCAAATCCGCTTGCCTGTCGTCAGGGTAGAGGGTAAAGAAACGCCCATGATTCGCAAAGAGATGCCACTCAAACCGGAGGACAACCGTGTCTGGACTAAAGAAGAGATCGAGAAATTATTCGAGGATGACGTCGGCCCTACTGAACGTGGTGTTCTTAGACTTGCTCCCGCTTTATCTGGTCGTCAAGGGGCTTTCGATGCGTGCGTCAGCTTTGCCTTCAACGCCGGAGTGGGGGCTTTTCAGCGCTCTTCTATTCGGATGAAGATCAATCGTGGTGATTGGGAAGGCGCAGCCGATGCCCTCTTGCTGTATTGCATGGCTGGTGGCAAAATACTACTAGGGCTAAAAAAGCGCAGGGACGCTGAAAAAGCACTGTTTCTATCCTAGGACTGCTCATGCCACTTAAAAAAATACTTTTCCGCCCGGGTGTTAATCGTGAGAACACACGGTATACAACTGAGAACGGTTGGTATGAGGGCGACAAGGTTCGTTTTCGTCAGGGCAACCCTGAAGTGATTGGTGGTTGGGTACGTATTTCTACTAATACATTTTTAGGTATCTGCCGGTCTTTGTGGAACTGGGTTTTATTGGACGGCAAAAATATTATTGGTCTTGGCACGAACCTTAAGTTTTACCTTGAGAATGGTGGTGCTTACTATGACATCACACCCATCCGGGCATCCAGCACAATCAATACAAACCCTTTTGTGGCTACAAACGGCTCCGCCGTTATTACCGTCACAGACACATCGCATGGCGCTGTTACAGGGGACTTTGTAACTTTCAGTGGTGCTACAAGTCTGGGCGGTAATATTACCGCTACGGTGTTAAACGCTGAGTATCAGATTACTGTTTTAACCGCCAACACCTACACTTTTGTAGCCACTGCCACAGCCAATGCCACGGACGTTTCTGGCTCTCCCGGTGGTGGTGCTTCTGTGAATGCTGCATATCAAATTAGTGTTGGCCCTGAGACGCAACAGGTTTTAGAGGGTTGGGGCGCTGGCGGCTGGGGTTTAGGTACATGGGGTAATGGCGCTCCCGTGGCGACTGTATTTGGTGCTTTAAGAATTTGGAGCCAGCAGAACTTTGGTGAAGATCTAGTATTTGCGCCTCGCGGCGGTGGTTTGTATTATTGGGACGCTACTGGTGGTTTAAGCACCAGAGGTGTTTTGGTGTCTAGCCTAATGGGTGCAGATGCTGAAGTCCCTTCGGTTGTAAATTTAGTTGCCGTTTCAGATACATCCAGATTTGTTTTTTGTTTTGGCTGCGATGATTATGGAAGCTCCGTATTAAATCCAATGTTAATACGCTGGTCAGATCAAGAAGACCTTCTTATCTGGAATCCACTTCCTACCAATCAAGCTGGTAGTGTGACGCTGTCACATGGCTCTGAGATCATTGCTGTGGTGCAGTCAAGGCAGGAGCAGATTGTTTTTACAGACTCTGCGGTGTATTCATTACAGTACCTCGGCCCGCCAGTTGTTTGGCAAACCCAACTCTTGGGCGACAACACATCCATCTATGGCCCAAACGCAGCCGTCCTTGCTTCAGGTATTGTGTATTGGATGGGCATAGACAAGTTCTATAAATACGATGGCCGGGTACAGACATTGAACTGCGACCTGCGCAGATTTATTTTTAGTGACATTAATAAAAGTCAAAACCTACAGGTTTTTGCTGGATTGAATGAAGGCTTCAATGAGGTCTGGTGGTTCTACTGTTCAGAAGCAAGTACATCTATTGACCGCTACGTTATTTATAACTACGCAGAAAACGAAGGTAAAGGTGTTTGGTACTACGGCACGATGGGCAGGACAGCTTGGTTAGACTCAGGATTAAGGGATTACCCTATAGCTGCAACGTATCAACCAAATAATACTGGTAACCTTGTAGAGCATGAAAACGGTTTAAACGACAACGCAACGGGTACAGCGATTGCTTTGGACGCTTACATCTCATCTTCCGAGTTTGACATTGAAGACGGCAACAGCTTTGGTTTTGTCTGGAGGATTGTGCCTGACTTAACATTTGGTGAGTCTACAAATAGTCCAACCGCCGTCAGTCCTAGAG